TCGGCCAGCTCGCAGCTCCGCCGACGCAGTCGCCGAGCTCACCGCCGGCGCGAACACGCAGTTCGAGACGAGCGTCGTCGACGCCCTCGCCGCCCAGGTCCTCGAGACCCGGGCGACCTCCTGACCGGCGCGTCCGCGCCGCTCATCCATGACGCCGACATGAGTCGGCAGAAAGAGAGACGCCATCATGGAGTCCGCCAGCAGCATCCAGTTTCACCCGCAGGCTCGCATCGACCTGCGCACGCTCGCCGAGCGCAACCCCCGCGGCGCCCGCCGCGTGCTCCGCGCCATGTCCGAGGAGCCCGGCCTGTATTGGTGGGTCGGCCTGTCCTGGCCGTCAGCATCGATGCGCAAGGCGTGGCGGATGCTGAGACACGCATACTCTGACGCCCTGCACGCAGCCGGCCTCAACCCGGAGCGGTACATCAATCGCGGCTCGCATGAAATCACGCTGCCGAACGGATCGATCCTGATGCTGCGCACGGCAGAGGCGCCGGAGTCAATCGCCGGGGACGGACCGCGCGGCATAGTCGGCGACGAGTTCACCTATTGGCATGAGGAGGTCTGGACGCGGTTCGTCCAGCCGGCTACGGCCGACCACAACGCATGGTGCCTGTTACTCGGCCGGCCGGCCGGCGAGAACTGGGCATCCGAGTTGTGGCGCCAGGCGGCGACCCGTCCTGGCTGGCTGCAGCGGCGCTACACCATCTACGATAACCCGCTGATCGCGCGGGAGGTGATAGAGGACCTGAGACTCAACACGCCCGCGCCGCTGTGGGCACAGGAATATATGGCCGAGCCGCTATCGGGTGACGACGGGGTGATACCCCTGGCGTATGTCCTGGCTGCGCAGGAGCGCTGGCGCGCATGGGACGCGGCCGGGCGAGAGAAGCCCGACGCCCCGTTCGTGCTGGGCGTGGACGTGTCCGAGGGCGGGGGAGACCTAACGACGTTCGCGTTGCGCTGGGGGCCGATCGTCACCGCCATAGAGGACCATACGCCACGGACGCGCGGTGACTTAGCGTCGGTGGCGGACGCGGCGGCTGCCCTCCTGGCTGACCACGGCGGGGCGGCCGTAGTGGACAGCATCGGCGTCGGTGCGTTCTTGCCGCAGGACCTCCGGCGCAGGAAACATCGGGTGGTATCATTCAAGGCGTCGGCCACGACCCCGCTCCGCGACTCGACGGGGGAGTTTGCGTTCACGAATCTCCGCGCCGCCGCATGGTGGCACCTGCGGGAACTGCTCGGGCCGACCGGGCCGGGCGTGTGCCTGCCGCCGGACACGGCGCTGACACAGGAGTTGACCGCGCCGCGCTACCGGATCGCGGCCGGCGGCAAACTGGGAGTCGAGGACAAGGACGCGATCCGCAAACGGATCGGGCGATCCACGGACAAGGCCGATGCTGTCGTCCAGGCGTTCTGGGACTACGGCACACGCCGCCGGCTGGTAGCATAGAGAGGGAGACACCATGACTGCAACTCCGTTGCGGTACCTCCGGTTACTCCAGGCATCCGCCCGGCTCAACGAGGCGGTGCCAACCGACATAGCGGACTGCTACGAGGACTTGCTAGACGCCTACGAGCCGTTCGCCGGCAAGTCGCGCCGCGAGATAGAAGCGATGGACGCGCGCGACTTGGGCACCGCGATAGAACGCATCCTGGCGGACTTCGCGCCACGGGGAATCGTAGACGAGGCGCGAGAGATAGTTGACGGCCTGCCCGACGCCGAGAAGTGATCGCCGATAGGGCGCGATGACGGCCAGTGACACGGGGGTATGAATGGCCACGACGGAGACGGTAGAGACGCCAGCGGGGACGATACCACGCGCGCTATACGACTGGCTCGTGTCCGAGCGCCGCGACGCCCTGGCGCGGGCGGGCCGTCTGGGCCAGTTACTCGGGCTCGAAAAGAAGGCCAAGGAACAGGCGACGAGGGCGCCGCGTGGATGACGCCGATCCTGCTACGTCTCTACGCCGAGATAAGGCGGCTAAGAAACTTGACTATCTGACCGCACTGTGCTAGTCTAGTCCCCGAGCCGCTCCGGCCTCGCCGGCCCCGCTCATTCACGAGACGTCCGCCCTGGCTCCCAGGCCCGCCGTTGAACCGGCGGGCCTTACGCGTTTGGGGCGCCTGTGCGCTGGTTAGACGAGCTGATTGATAGGCAGGTAGAACGACGGATGCGCGCGGCGCAACAGGCCGAGCCGTCACGTATCCGTGTACGCGGCCTGTCGGCTGCCGGCGATGACAGCGAGCTGGCTCCCGAGAAGTACCTCGAGTACGCTCGCACGTCCAACGCGGTCTACGCCTGCTCCACGTTGCGCGCCAATATGCTGTCGGCGCTACCTCTCCGCGTATACAAACTGGGCACGGGCGCCGTGTCCGGCCGCGCGCGATACGGCCGGACGATTGACGTGTCAAGTCCGACCGCCCGCCTCGGGATGCCGCTCACCGCCCACGGGCGGGCGATCGCCGCTGCCGGCGAGGTGACGGAGGTAGAGGGCGGGGCGCTGGTCGACCTACTCACGCGCGTCAACCCTCTGTGGACGCGGCGCCGTCTGATATACATGACGGAGCTGTCACTGTGCCTCGCTGGCCAGGGGTTCTGGACGCTGGACCGCGGCGCGAACGGCAAGCGCCCGCCCACGTCCGCCTACTATGCCAAGCACACGCGTATGCTCGCGCATCGCCACCCCGAGACGATCATTGACGGGTGGACGCGCGACCCGAACACGACGGCGGCAGAGGAGCTATCGACCGGCGAGGTGGTCTGGTTCAGGTTCCCCGACCCATTGGACCCCGACTACGGCGCCCTGCCACCGCTGGCCGCCGCGCGCCTCGGGGCGGACGTGTATCGGGCCGCAATGCGATCCAATTGGGCGCTGTTCGCAAACGGATACGCGCCGGGTGGGTTTGTGTTCCCGCCCGAGGGCCAGCAATGGGATGACGAGCAACTGGCTGAGGCGTCGGAGGCGGTGAGGCAGCGCCTAGAGGGAGTCGACCGGCGGCACCGGTGGCTCTTCATGCCGGAACACTACACGGTTGAGCCTAACACCATGACGCCCAAGGACGCCGAGTTCCTCGGCGGCCTCGACTTCGCCGTTGAGGACGTCGCCCGGGCCTACGGTCTGCCGATCGAGCTGGTCGGCGGGGCGCGGCGCACGTACCAAAACCTCGAAAACGCCTTGCGCGGCGTGTGGATGTTCACGCTGGAGCCGGAGGCATCGTTCCTGGCGGACGAACTCACGGAGCAACTCGTGCCAATGTTCGGCGGCGAGGCCGACTTTGTGGGCTTTGACCTGTCCGGCGTCACGGCATTGCAGGATGACGAGACGGCGGAGTGGGCGCGGCAGCGGGAGCAGCTGGACGCGGGCGTTCTGACCGCCGAGGAGTGGCGGGCCGGACAGGGCCTCGAGCCGCTCGAACAGGGCGCGAAGCTCGGGGTCGGTAAGGTCGAGGCCCTCGTGACGCTACTACAGTACGTCGGTCTCGGGCAGATTTCCGCCGACAGCGCCAAGGCCGTAGTCAGCATCGGTCTAGATATGGGCGACGAGGCCGCCGAGGCAATCGTGGGGGGCGCCATAGCCGCGCCGCCCCCGCCGGCCGACAGTGACGAAACGGTAGCCGGCCTGGCATTGCCGGGCAACGGCAGGGCAGCGGGTGCCGGCGTCGAGGGGCGGGGCGCGCCGGCTTACATCTACGGCGGCCCAGAACACGAGGCCCGCTGGCAGCGCGTAGTCGATGACACGGAGCCAATCGAGCGCGACACGGCGGCGCTGATGGCCGACCTATTCCGGCGCCAGCAGGCGTCGATTATCTCGCAGATGGAGCAGCGCGCGGCCCCGACCGGCGCCGAGATGGCCGAGTGGTTTGGCGTGTCGCGCTGGACAAAGACGTTCCGCGTCGAGATTCGACCCCTGCTCCGCCGCGCGGTCGACGCTGCGGCGGGGGCTGTCTGGGACGACCTAGCAGCGCCCGGCGCATTCGACGCGGGCGCGCCCGCCGTGAGCCGGTTCTTGACGGCCCGCGCTCAGCGGTTCGCCACCGAGGTCAATGACACGACGTGGCGCGAACTGAAAGCGTCTCTCGACGCTGGTATCACTGGCGGTGAGGGGATGCCCGACCTGATTGCCCGCGTGCAGTCTGTCATGGGCGCCAGGATACTATCTAGCGCGGAGACCGTCGCACGAACAGAAACGCTCGGCGCCTACAATGGCGGCGCGCTACAAGCCGCACAGCAGAGCGGCGTGTCGAATCGCAAGCGGTGGCATAGCGCGCTTGACGAGCGGACGCGCTCGACGCACGTAGCGGCGCATGGGCAGACGGTGCGAATTGACGACGACTTCCGTGTCGGGGGCGCCGAGGGTCCGTGCCCTGGTTCTATGGGCAGCCCGGCCGAAGATATCAATTGCCGGTGCGCGGTACAATACCTAGTCGATTATGACGACGAACCGTAAGCGGGAGACATAACATGCCATACATGCGGGCGTATGCGGAACGGGATGACAACGGCCTTGCGTTCGTGGCCTCAACTGAGGCCGAAGCACGCGACGGCCTGGTTATCAAACAGGATCACTGGCTGCTCGATAACTACCGTGCCAATCCCGTGTTCCTGTGGGTGCACGACTATACCACGCTGCCGCTCGGCCGGCTGGAAGTCACGGCAGAGGGCGGGCAACTGCGCGCCCGCGTGGCCGCGTGGCGCGAGGCGCCGTTCCCGCAGGAGGTTAGGCAGGCCTACGAGACCGGCTTCCTCAACGCGACGTCCGTTGGCTGGGATAACGTGACGGCCGGGGAGGCGCGGCGCCGGGGATATGGCGGCATACCAGACGAGGCGGCCGACGACGACGTATATCACGAGCTCCTAGATATCTCGGCCGTGCCGGTGCCCGGCGACCCTAGCGCGTTGGTGGAACGCCAGCGCGCGGCCGTCGCCGCGCTGCTCCGGGAGGTGGTCGGCGAGCCGGTCGCAGAGCCGGACGGGCAGAGGCCCTTCCCCGGCGAGCACGCGTGCCGGCTCCGGGAACCCGACGACTTCGAGCCGGACAGCTTCCGGCGCATGGAGCGCGAGACTGAGGACGGCAAGGCGTTCGTAGCGATCATGGGTCGCCTCACGGGCGAGGACGCCATGACGCTACAGTCGCACCGCTATCCGGCCGCGGACTGGTCGGAGGCGGATGCGAAGGCGCAGTGTGAGATGCATAAGGGTCTTGCGTTCGAGCCGGCCACGGCCGAGGACGCGGAGCCGGATGCAACCCCCGACGTGGACCCCGGCGAGCGTGAGTCGGAGAGGGAGTCGTGGGAGGACGTCGCCGCCGCGATGGTGGACGTCCTGTCGCAGACTTCCGAGGACCCCGACAAGACGCGCCGCCGTCGATATAACGCCCTGCTGCCGCGCTATCGGCGACTGGGCAAGGTGCCGCCCGAGTGGATGACGGGCGACGACCTCCGGGCGTTGGGCCCGGACGAGTGGCGCGGCCTGTGGCTAGAGGGCGAGTTGGAGCGGGTCGGGAAGGTCCTGAGCGCGCGCAATGTCGAGCGCGTCCAGCAGGCCTCCGACCTGTTGCGGGAGGTCCTCGCATCGGCCGAGACGATAGAGACACCCCCGGACCGGGCACACGACCCGGCCGTTTCCGAGCTGGCGCGCTGGCGCGACCTGCTCAGGACAGGAGACTAGGATGACCACGAACACTGGCGAGCGTGACGCGCTGATTCAGGAGGTTGCGGAGAAGGTCCGCGCCCTGGGCGGCAGCGGAGTCACGCCGGAGCAGGAACAGTATATCAAGGACCATGTCGCGCGCGAGTTTGAGGCGCGTGGCGACGCCAAGCCCCAGCGCGCGGAGCCGCGGCCGGACGAGTCGAGCCTGCTCGACGGGACGGTCTGGAAGCGCCTCGGACTGGGCATCGGTGACGTCGAACTGGCGCATGACCTGATGGTGGCCGCGGCTGCCAAGGACACGAGGGCGAAGGGGCCGAACGAGTCGACCAGGCGACTGGTCGAAGCGGCCCGCAAGGCTCGCGCCATGGATACGGCCGAGTCCGGATACGGCTCGCAGCTCGTGGCCGACGCCGAATATATCCCGCAGATCTGGGATGCGGCGCGCGAGGATTATGGGCGCGTCCTCGGCCTGCTGGAGCAGCGCACGATGCAGGGTCCGGTCGAGAAGCACCCGGTCCTCGGTGCCGTGCCCAAGATGATCCTCGCCTCGCAGACGACTGACAATGTCGCTTCCGCTACCGCCTACGGCACTCAGAAGGTCGGTAGCCAGGAAGTCACGTTGACCGCATTTAAGTTGCTCACCCACTATAACTACTCGGGTGAGATGGTCGAGGATTCGGTGGTGCCGTTCGTGCCGCTGTTGAAGCAGGCGGCAGCCATGAGCGCGGCTGATACTGCTGACGCGCTCATTATCAATGGCGACGACACTAACGCTGGCACCGGGAATATCAATCTCGTGGACGCTAACCCCGCCGATACGCTGTACTACCTGGCGGCAGACGGGGCGCGTCACGCGGCGCTTGTGGACAACACAGCTAACCGCACTGACCATGCGGGTGCGGCGCTGACGTATGAGGCGCTGATGAAGCTGCCGACGCTCATGCTCGATCGGACGTATCAGACGCACTGGGGCCGGCCGGCGAATCCGAACGATCTGGTCTATATCATCACGCCCGAGCTCGACAACGACGTGATGACTCTTTCCGAGGTTACGGGCGCGGCCGCGGGACAGGGCACGCTGCCGAACACCTATGAGCCGATCAATGGCGAGCTGCTTCGCCTCGGCAAGCACCCCGTCATCTCGACTATCAATATGAGCCTGACCGATGGTGACGGTACGGTTAGCACCACGGCCGGCAACAACGTCAAGGGCCAGGTGCTCTGCCTCAACCCCAAGGGCCTGTTGTGGGGCGTGCGGCGCCAGGCGCAGATGAACGTCAGCTACGAAGACCGCTACGATATGTGGGTGATCACCATGAGCACCCGCGTTGCCCTCGGTCGTTTCACTCCCACCGGCGCCGCAAGTGGCATCGAGTGGGCCGCCGTGCTCTACGATATCGCCGACAACTAGGCGAGGCGCCATAGGAGCGATACTATGAGCACACAGGAAGAGCTTAGCTGGATCACCGACGAGGACTGCAAGCTTCAGGACAATGCGAAGCTGATCTTCGGTGACGGCTCGAACCGCGAGGCCGAGACGATCGGCGACATTTATGCCGCCTGGAACGGGTCGGCTCTCGCTATCACGCAGGCCGCGACGGACAGCGCTATCACTTGGGGCGTTGACGGCGCGGGTATTGACCAGACGTGGTACGGCGACACGGCGTCGGCGTACATGAAGTGGGATCAGTCGGTTGACGACTTGATCTTCGCGGGCGCCGGCAACATCTCGATGCTGGACGATACGTTCATCCGTTTCGGCACGGGCAACGACGTGACGACGGAGTGGGACACGTCGACCACGCCGGATCAGATGACGTTCGCGGCGGCTGCGGCCAACACCTTCATTGGCTTCTCGAAGGATATCGCCGTGAAGGTCGGCGGCGACTTCGCGGGTAGCTACGCGACCGGTAGTGCGATGCCGCTGGACGGGGCGAACACGACGGCTGCGCTGGCGGTGTTCTGCGAGGGCACGTCGGACCTGACGTCGGCGTATATGACGCGCGCGATCCGTGGACGGCACCTGGTTGTCACGTCCAGCGCGACGATCAATCAGGAGACCTACGGAATTCAGGGCCAGCTTGCGGTCAAGAGCACGACGCTCGGGCACCTGCATGGTGGCGTCCTCGGGACGGTTGAGGTTAGCACGGCGGCGACGATCAATAACGCGTACGCCTGGGGCACGGCGTGCGTGATCGGGCGGCTCGGAACGGGCACGTCAATCACGACGTCGACAACGGGTGTGGCCGGCTTCTCGGCCATCCATAACGCCGGGGCGCTGGCGAGCGGATCGAGCGCCGCGTTCGTGGCGACGAAGACGGGCAGCACCGCGTGGTCTTACGGCCTGTTCCTGCCGGCGGACTCGTGCACGGTCGGCGTCCAAGTCGGCACGCTTGGCAGCAATATCACAAGCGGATTCACGCTTGGCGCGGCTACGTCACTCAACGGCTTCTATGCCGACGACGGCGGGGCCGACCAGACAGCGAGCACGGTGTGGCGGAACGTCACGGCGCGCACGTACTACAGCGTCGACCAGACGTTGGCCGCAGCCGACGCCCACGTCATCCGGGGCCATCTGAAGGCCGCCTCGGGCGTGGACTTCGGCGGCGACACGTCCGTCAAGACGGCGATCCACGGGTACGGTGAGTTCGCTGGCGCAACGACGATCGGGGCCGGCTCGTTCTACGCGTCGGTTCTGGGCGAGGTCTGGACTGACGGAAACTTCGTCGGGACGGGCAAGGCGGCGGGTGTTATGTCGCGCTTCTACTCGTCCGCCGGCACGGTGAGCGGCAAGGTCGGCGCGTTCATGGCGACGAAGCAGTGGTCTTCGACTCAGGCATGGCCGGCCGCGCTGTACGTGGACGCGGCCGACTACGTCCTTGAGTTCCCGACCGGCACCGACTATGAGTGCGGTGTGAAGGTGACCGCGATCACGGGCATTGACACGGGCTCGTCGGCCGTGATGCGCGTCAAGATTGGCGCCACGGCGTACTACGTGCCGCTGTTCGCGGCCGCCGAGCTGGACGGAGAGTAGAATGCAGCTCGTCGCAAGGCAGATCAGCGCCGCACGTCCCGCGACCACGGTCCGGGGCGGACGGGAGGAGTTCACCCTAGCGGCGGGCAAGCGCGTGCATCTCCGATACTGGGCGCCCGGGGAGACGTCCGTTCTGGACGTGACGGTTCCGCCGGGGAAGCAGTGGGTAGTGATGCTCGCCGTCGAGATAGTCGAGACGGATGCTTAGTGGCATGGTCCGGGCGTAGGGGGCGCGTAGCATCCGCGCGCCCCCTACGCAAACATCGGGGAGGGCGATTGATGAATCTGTCGGTAGCGGAGCGCCTGACTCTGCTCATGGCGCT